GTGGAAATCTATGGCGAACCAAATACGTTCCATCGTCGCTTCATTTGTCAATGCTTGCTCCAATACTTCTTGTGCCTCATCTTCAGTACAATTGTAATTCCCCTTCACATCACTTGTAGTCCATAGATTGTCTACAAAAAAACCTCTGCACTTTAACTCATTTTTTAAGTCGTCGGTTGATACTAGTTTCAATTCTTCTGTGTTCATAATGTCATTGTTTCTTTTTTGTTGATGCAAATATATGTTTAATTTTCGTCTAATCCAAATCGGTGGATAATACTACCTCTGAATATACTCAACTAGCAAAAATTAGATTGTTTTATTTCATCAACCCAATCTTCTTCAACATATAACTCTGCATTTTTTTTCATTTGTTCTCTCTCATCTTCATCTGAGGTAAACCAATTAATGTAATTCTCAATAATCATTAACTTAATTTCTTTTGTATTTCTCATAATGTTATGTCCAATAATTTAAAACCCTTGCGCCATGCTTTCTGATAGCGTCATTCATTTCAACTGATGATATCGTGAAGAATTCATCCTTGTAATCCTCAAAGAACTCGTAATTCGCCTCCCAATTGTCCCAGAATCTCACTGTATTCAAATAGGTGTTAGCATCATCGATGCTTTCGAACTCCTTAACAACCTTGTTGTTATTCGTTCCATCAACTAAATAATGTGTCATATTGTTATGCGTTTTTTTGTTAAAAAATTACTTGTTTAGTGTTTTAATAGCTTTCAAAAATTCATTAACTGCTTCACGCTGAAGTTTACTTAGTAAATCGAAGCCGTCTTTTCTTTTATCTTTCCTAAGCATAGATTTCATTTCTCTTATTTCATTTTCAATAACTGATGCCACCAAGTTGTTGATTGTGATTTCTCGGTTTAACGTGTTACCGTTCGCCATGCTTAAAACGGTCATCATATCTCTGAGGTATGTTGACTTGCTTAGCGCAGCGTATGTAATAAATGCATCACATAAACGGTAGTGTTCGGTTCCCGTTAATTCGATTGTTAAGATTCGGTTGCTTTCGATGTTGATTGTGTTCATAATGTCTATTGTTTAAATTGTTTTTCTAGTCTTTCTTACCTCTCTTCTTACCTCTCTTAGCTCCTTAGTTAAGGCTCTTCTGAATTCAGTCTTTGTCGAATAGAATCGCCCGCTAAAAACAGTTACAGATTGCAAGCCATCTTGCTCATCTTCAACAAAATCGCAAGTATGGTTCGTAATCCTAAAAAGCAAATCCAACTCCTCTTTAGACGCAATAACGGCCAACGAATAACCCCACTTTTTTCTCATCTCGTAATCACTGTCTGATATGTTTTGAATTCTCATAATATATATTGTTTTTTACCACCTCATCCCCGTCGAACCTTTGCAGTCGTTACGGGGTTTAAGAAGGGGTTATGTTATCTCTATACTAGCTCTATCTCCTCGTCTGTGTAATCCAGATGTCTCCGTCGATATCGACGTATACGTTGAATCCTGCATTGCGATACTGTTGTACGCACTCCTCCGCTTTCGTGTGGTGTACCGTTCTGACTTGCGTATCATTGTCTAAATTAAACACCTTTACTGTTGTCTTCATAATGTCTATTGTTTTTCACCACCTCAACCCCCTACCATTTACGGTAGGAGGCACTGTTGGTGGTGGATAATCTAAACCAATGGCATATGTGAGATGTCATATCCACCTCCATTCACCCACTCACTAGCTCTGTCTTCAGTCCAATAGCTATCGCTTTCCATCAGGTCTTTTATTAGCTCACTTCTGTAACCTCTCAGCATCAATTTCGAAGCCTTCACGCAAGCCTCATTCCTCCCATCTACTTGTGTACTCTCAGCAACCTTCTCCAAGGTCTTGATTAGCATCCCCACCGACTTTTGCTGCAAGGTGTTGTGCATCCTGACAACCCCACTTGCAAAGTCTTCAATTTCCGCAGAGTTAGCTCCGTTGATGAATCTCTCCATGGCTTCCGCCAATTCTTTACCGTTCTTCATAATGTGTTTTTTGTGTTATTGTTACAGAGCCACCGCAGTGGCTTTCGTCCAATCAGGACTCGTCAGTGTAACTAGTAAGCCGAATATGGTCTCAGCTGATTTTGCTCAAAGGTACAACCCTCCCATTCGTCCCAATCATGATTGGTAAGGCTATGGAAGTATCGCATCAACTCATCCGATATCTCAGCCAACCTTTCGTCAGCTCGCCATCCCCTGATGTTGCAGTCGCTCTGGATAGCTCCCAACATACCACCACCTAGGTAGTTCTGATATGCCGTCATCTTACCTCCTTCGTATCCGAAGTCCTGAAGGTCAATCTCGATACCTCCACCTCGTGTAGATATCTCTTGTCGCAATACTTTAAATTCCATTGACATCACTCTTAAGTACACTGATAGCATCTGCGTTATCCTCCTTAAATTTCGTGAAGGTATCGCCGGTCATACCCATTGGCAAATAGTATGTCAAGTTAGATGTGCCAGAAGGCTTCACGATACGTACATCGTCAATGATAATCTCGCGCTTTGCGTAGCTTTCAGCTATCGCATCAAGTTTTTCGGAATTTCTGCGCTTCCACTGAGCGAAACCTTTAGCCGTCATACCCATTGGTAACTCGTAGCTGAACTTCTCTCCATCGTAGGTAACTGTTACCTTGCCGATGGCAATTGTTGTTGTTGTCATAATGTCTATTGTTAAATTGTTACAGAGCCACCGCAGTGGCTTTCGACCATTCAGGTCTCATCAGTGTAACTACATCCATTCGCTATCTGGCGCGACAAATCCCGCCTTGCGCAGTAGCTTTAGTGCCTGTGGTGGTAGCTCAAAAATACCGTCATAGTCAACTAGTGTTTTGCCATCAAAAAACAACCCCATCGTTTGAAAAAATTCATCATCTCCTACCGACCATTCAATAGTCGCAGACTCATGCTGCTCCCAAATGTGCAATTCCATAACCGAATCGTACTCACCTTGGTGGCTATTTGTGTAGCCGTTGTCGATTGAGATGGGAGATTTAAATCTCAATTCCCAATTCCCGATGTCATTAATTGTAAATTCCATAATGTCTATTGTTAAAATTCTTCAACAAAGGTAATGTTCAATTTTCGTCTAAAACAAATTTATTTTCAATATTTCTTGTAAGTGTCTGATTATCAGGGGTATTTTTTTTCAAAACGTGAGTGCGTGATAATTTGGTAACAATTCAAGGGGGAGGGTTACTCTCTCTCTCTCTCCTTCTGTAACCCTTGCTATGACTGGGTTTGCGGAGATTCACTCTGTGTCCTTGAAGGCACTTTCTCTCCCGTATACTCATGTGTTCAGTGACAGTGAACGGTAGCTATCACCGAAGAACTACCCCCACCACCCCCCGTGTAACGGAGGATGTGCGATGTGATGTGACCGCCATGTAGTGCCCGACATAAACGCCAAAAAATCGGGATGCGGCATTTGAATTTGGCACCCCCCCCCTCGAAAAAAAATCCGTTTTCGTTTTTGGTTTAAAACTTTAAAATTAATATTGAACCCAAATGCTGCGGGTATTTAGTATTATATTTGTGCTTCTATATATTCTATTAGTGTTCATAATATGGGGTTGTTCTGAGAAGAATGCCCCTTTTTTGTGTTGACTTTTTATAGTTTGTGTTAACTTTATGCTGACTTTATGTCAACTTTTAAATACTTAACTTATTGATTATTAGTTAATTAATATATAAAATGTTAAGAATGTTAACTTTTAAGCCTCGTATATAAAAAAATAAATAATAAAGGGAGGTAAATATATATAGTATAGGGCACCAAAAACCTAACATTCCGACACGATTGGTGAACCTTTTCAGTGTTTATGGGGGTTTGCTTGAATTGAGGTCAGCATTTTTTTGTGCACAGGTTAACATATGTACATGATATCTTGACACATTGCATTGGTTTGTAAATGTTTTATATTTGCATTCAATAAAATTTAATTCATTATGCAACAAGGTTTTACTCCAAAGGAGTTACATTTCTCATCTGATGGTAGGAGTCGTTTGATTCGTGGTATATCCAAGATATCGAATGCTGTAAAGTCCACCTTGGGTCCTAGGGGCAACACTGTACTGATAGAATCTCCAGAGCATTTACGTGGAATAACTGTGACGAAGGATGGTGTTACGGTAGCCAAGTCTATTTCATTGATTGACCCAGTTGAGAATTTGGCTGTTCGTATGATGAAGGAGGCTGCCGATAGGACTGCGACATCTGCGGGTGATGGTACCACGACATCTATTGTATTGACTGAGGCATTGGTTAATATTGGAACGGAGTTGATTGGTGATGATGTAAATCGGACTGAGGTCTTGCGTCACTTGGTGAGTGAGACGAAGAACATATCCAAGAAGTTGCGGGTTGATGGGAAGCGTTTAAACAAGAAGAAGTTGCGTGATGTTGCTGTTATATCTGCCAACAATGACAAGCGCATTGGTGGGATTATAGCTGATGTGTTTAATGATGTTGGGGTTGATGGTGTTGTGACGATAGAGAATAGTAAGACCACGGATACGTATTATGAGACGACAGAGGGTATAAAGGTTGAGCGTGGTTATTCATCACCTCTATTCATAAACAATCAGGAGAAGGACCAGTGCATTTATGACGATGCGTATGTTCTTGTGTGCGATGCTGAGATAAGTAATGTATTGCAGATTGAGAATGTATTGAAGCCAATCATATCGGATGGTAAGAAGTTATTGATTATTGCTCCGTGTTCTACGAATGTGATAAACACGTTATCGGCTAATGTTATGAAGCGTGGGTTGAAGGTTTGTGTTGTTCCTCCGCCTGACTTTGGTTATCGTCAGCATGAGCTGATGCAGGACATTGCTGTGAGTGTTGGTGCCAAGTATTTTAGTGAGAAGACGGGTGATGACTTGAGCTTGTTGTCGTTTGATGATTTGGGTCGATGCAAGCGTGTTGTTGTTGATTCTAATTCGTGTTTGATTGTCAAGGGTGATGATGAGATGTCATCGGACGTTGAGGAGCGCATATCTGAGTTGCAGTCTGCTCGTTTGCTTGCCACGACCAAGGCTGAGAAAGATTTTTTAAATAAGAGGATTGCCTCTCTTGCTGGCGGTATTGGTGTTGTTTACGTTGGTGGCAACACTGACTTGGAGCAGAAGGAGCTGTATGACCGCATTGATGATGCGGTGTGTGCTGTTCAGTCGGCTTTGGAGGAGGGGATACTTGCTGGCGGGGGTCTTGCCCTGTACAATGTTCACAAGTCCTACTTGGTGAAATCGAATAACGAGGAGGATGAGTGCAAGCGGATTGCGTTTGACATTATATCTCATGCGTTAAAGGCTCCGATAACTCAGATACTATCCAACGCTGGTTTGTGCTTGGATGTTATTTATAAGGGTTTTCATGGTGACTCATATGGTTATGACGTAAAGAATGACAAGTATGGTGATTTGTTTAAGATGGGTATCATAGACCCAGTTAAGGTTACACGGCAGGCACTTGAGAATGCGGTGAGTGTTGCTGTAACTATTCTTTCAACCAATGCCATTGTTACGATGGCTAGAAGCTACGAGACTGAGTGATATGAAGGCGATAGGTAAGAACATAGTTATAAATAAGATTGAGGAGGAGGTGACGACTGACAGCGGTTTGTTGTTATCGAGTAAGGATAGGAGCGACATGAGATACCAAAAGGGTGAGGTATTCCTAACGGGGAGTGATGTGCTGAACCTAAATGTTGGTGATAAAATATACTACGACACTAGGCAGTGTTACACCTTGGTGATAGACGGTGAGGCTAGAACCGTTATTCAGGAGCGTGATGTGGTGGTTGTTCTTTAGACTTTAGGTCTCTATAGTATTCATTCATGGCTATGATGGCATCCCGATGCTTTGCTTCCCTGTATCTTGTTTTCTTTTTGAACAGTGGGTTGTATGCGGGTGACATTGTTATCTCTTCACCCATGAGCTTTCTGTATATTGTATCTACAAGTTTTTTACCTTTGGGGCTTATGCGGTAAACTTCTTTTCGTTTCCCTTTTTTTCTGCGTCTTAGTATTTCAATCCAGCCCTCATCTACAAGTTTTTTTAGTCGATACTGCGTCCATGACATGACACGCTCGAAGTTGTGGAAGTCAGCCTTATCAAATTTACCATGATGTCTTAGAAACAATAGCAGTTCAACATTTTGTTGGTCCAAGTCGTATCTTTTGTAGACATAATACCGAACAACTCTCCAAAATTTTAAGAAGTCATGATTCATAATTTCATTATATTTGCAACAAATATACCATTAATGGGGTTGTCAATAAGCATATCTAATGATATAACTGGTCGCAAGACCACCACTGGAAGCGGTCCTAGTGCTGACTTTTGGGTTAATGACCTAAACGACAAAATGGTTACAGATTTGGGTGATAGAATTATTTTTAGTTTAACATGACTTGTTATAGTTGGTTAGATTTGGAGGAAATGGGAATTGAAGTAAATTAAATATTAATATGATACATACATCTGAAAAACAAAAAGAAAAGCTAAAGTTATTCGACAAGGAGATTAACAAGCTGGTTGACATGAGAGGCTACTACATTGCTGCACTGATGGATGGTGCGGATGTTTCCGCTGAGGAAAAGTATGAGCTTGATGAGGATTACAATCTAAAAAAGGTGGAGTCTGGTGATTAATTTATTGCTGCTAATATTATCCGTTGTATTGTTCCTTTTTTTTGGTTCGATAGGATTTATTTACTCCATTTTGCATAGGTTGCTTCGTTCTGTTGGTAATTACTTTTGGCAGATAGCTGTTGCTATCGATGAGCTTGGCAATACTGTATGTCAAGATTTGTTTAACAACATCATGCGTAAGCGTGGTGGTTATAGGTTTGGTAATAGCAACGAGACGGTTAGTTATGTCCTTGGCGTTTTAAAGCAAGAAGATAAGCTACTACCTATTGGTAGGTTTGTGTCTTGGTTATTAAATAAGATTGACAAGCATCACGTTGAGGATGCAGTAAAAAATAAAAGTTAAAAAATGATTCAGTATTTAGAAACAGTAAACTGCAACAAGGTTGTGGTTGTTGACACGATTAACAACATCACTTCAAAAATCAGCAATGGTGTTACGTCTGCTACGTACACATCAAATGGTTTGATTATAAACGGAACATATTATTGGACCGAAGAGGTGACTGATGATGATGGTAACACCGAGACAGTTCAGCACATTATCAATTGGGAGAGTTCTAGTTCATTCACATGGAGTGAGTTGAACACGTTGTATGACATTCTCGATGTTCAGTATCCAACTGACCCTACGTATGAGCAGCGCATGAAGGCTGACATTGCGGCTGGGTTGCTTTATGTAACACAGCAGGATGGTAAGTTTGGCACGGTTGCCAGTGATTGGGTTGCCGCATAGTATTCAATTATTACTTTTTTAATATTAAAGCCTCTCGTATCGGGAGGCTTTTTGCTTATATGGGGTTCTTTATTATTATTATCTTTGCAATAAATATATCCCAATGGCAGATAAGCAGATATATCAACTAACGGAGACGTTGTCGGTATCACCAGACGACTGGTTGGCAATAGACCTAGACTCAAGTAATCTAACTAGAAAGGCTAGAGTTGGTAATGTATTTAGTGTTAGTGAGGGTTCTGCATACACGGGTGGAACCGCAGATGGTATCATGTTTAATGATGGTGATACGTTTACGACTGATGCTAATTTAACTTGGGATGGTAGTGCATTAGGCGCAGGTGATATATCATTTAGACCACTTGATTCAGTACCAAGTATTCAAGGTGTTTATTTCAAAGGAACAACGGGTTCAAATTGGCAAATAGCAGCTACTAATTCTGTTACTTATATTGCTGCTAATAACAATGTACAATTTTGGACGGCTGGAGTGATAAGGGCGTGGACTTCCGTAGATGGGTTTTACATTGGCAATACTCAGGGTTCAATAGGGGCAAGACTTCATGTTGTAGCACCAACAGACCAAATAGCTCAACGAATCGACCTTTCCAACGGACAAACAGCCGATGCATTCCAGATTAACTCTTACGGGAACACTGGAGGGGATTTGTTTAGGGTAGAATCAGATGGATTTTTAAATGTTAGTACAAAGGCTATTGGAGATATAGCTCGTTTTGCTTCTTTAGATGGAACTAATAATTCTGCCTTAACTATCAAAAGCACATCAGCAGGAATAGCCTATAATCTTACTTGGGGTGCAAATGCCACAAATCATATGTGGCAAACATATGGCACAGAAAGAATGCGTCTTAACTCTGTGGGTTTAGAAGTTGACGGAAAAACAAAGGCAACGTATTTTTATTCCACAAACCCTAGTGGTATTGTCATGCGTGACAATAGGGAAAACAACTTTATAACCACTAGTGCTGATACGGTTACTTCTAATCGTACTATGACTTTTGCTAACGGGACGTATTCTCAGATACATTTCCCTTACGGATTGGTTGCCATAGGACACACAAATCCATCTGCAAAACTCCACACTAGCCTATCAACTGACGTAGTAGGACACAGACTTGATTTAAGCAACGGTCAAACAGCCGATGCATTCCAAATAAACTCTTACGGTAATACGGGAGGGGATGTGTTAAGGGTAACTGCTGGTGCGGAGGTGTCAATAGGTAACGTCACACCTGCTATTAAAGGTTTAACCATTGAAACTACTGCGGGAGTTTCCAATGATAAGAATTATGGTATAAGATTTAACGCCGCTAGTGGGAATAGTGCTATAATTTACCAAGTCACACCAGAGGTGTTGAGATTTACTAGTAGTTCAAGCAGCTACATAGAGTTACAAGCATTAAAATTAGGTCAGCCTAGTAGTTGGAGCATAGGTAAACCTTCAAGTTCAGAAGGTATTACAGTTACGGGCAACGCAACAACAACTGACACTACAATAGTATCGTTAGAAGCAGCTAGAGGTCAATCAAACACAACAGATGAAGTTAGAGGGTTGAGAACAACATGGTCTATAAACCCAACAAGCGGAAGTAATAATATAGTTGATGTTGCACTCGGTGGTGGATTAGCTTGGAGTGGTGCAACGGGATGGACGGGCAAAGCAATAGGCGTATTGGTGTCACCACGTATAGGAGATGGGACAGATAATAGCGCAACCGAAAGAATATTGCTAGACGTTGGAAATAACACAAATAACGCACCTAATTATTCATCGCACACCTCGGTATTCAAAATTCATACGGATGGTAGAGTTTCACTTCTAAACTTACCAACAAGTTCAGCAGGTTTGTCTAGTGGTGATTTATGGAACGATTCAGGAACAATTAAGATAGTGTAAAGAATTATGGCAGATAAACAGATATATCAATTAACGGAGACGTTATCAGTATCACCAGACGACTGGTTGGCAATAGACCTAGACTCAAGTAATCTAACTAGAAAGGCTAGAGTTGGTAACGTATTTAGTGTTAGTGAGGGTTCATCCTACACGGGTGGCACCGCAGACGGCATCATGTTTAACGATGGCAATACTTTTACGACTGATGGGGGTTTAAGGTTTGACGCAACAACAAACATTTTGACAGTTGGAGAATCGGGGAACCATGGACAAATAGAATTAATACGGTCGTCTGGAGGTTATAGGATGGGTTATTTTGCCGCACAAAATAATGGATTGTTTATTGGGTTAGAATATAATTTTAATAAATCAAATTTACATTTAGATGCCGCCACAAAGACTGTCACAATAGGAAATGGAACAACCACATTAGGTGCTGCATTAGGAGTTGCAAACACAACAGACATCGTAGCCCACCGAATCGACCTTTCCAACGGACAAACAGCCGATGCTTTCCAAATCAATTCCTACGGTAATACGGGAGGAGATTTGTTAAAGGTAACATCTGATGGTAGGCTAGTAGCTTATGAAGAACTTGTTATTAGTGACGTAACACGTTCTGCGGTTTTTTGGCAAAATGGCACACAATTATACTTGCGATATAGCACGGATGATGGTGTTACCTCAAGTAGTACATTATCTCAAACGAGGTTAGACCAAGCATTACACGCATTATACACTAGGACTTCAATAGGGGCGTACCCTTCAACAACCGAGCAATTCAGCGTTACAATTAATGATGCATCATGGACTGGGCAAGTAATTAACTTAGCCAACGGACAAACAGCCGATGCTTTTCAAATAAATTCCTACGGGAACACGGGAGGAGATTTGTTTAAGGTTGAATCTGATGGGAAAATTTCTTCGGCAAGAACAGTTTCAGGAATAGCTAATGAATTTTTAAGGTTCGAATACACATCATCAAGTCATTACGATGGGGCAATTACATTGCAGCAATATTACGACGCAGCACAAATTGCATTTTCAAGCAACACTATTGGTGCTAGTATTGGTTTACAAAATAGAGTGTTTAGCATAGCGACGCAAAATGTTGGTAGTATAGAATTCTTAACACGTTATTACGAATTCCAAACTACATTGTCAGGAGGTTATTACAACTTCAAAGACAACAACGGAGACACGATTCTTTATCTTGATAACAACACGAAAAGCGTAGGCATAGGAACAACAAGCATAGATGCAAGTGCAAAGTTCCAAATTGATAGCACAACACAAGGCGCATTGTTGCCACGAATGACTACAACCGAGAGAGATGCGATAGCAAGCCCAGCAACTGGACTTTCAATATTTAACACAACCACAGCGCAACCAGAGTATTACTCGGGAACAGCATGGGAAGGTGCAGCTGGTGGTGGCGTATCTATTGGTGATTCAATAGGTGGTGCATCTGTAAACCAAGTATTGTTTGCTGATGCTTCTGGATTGCTTGCACAAAATAGTAAGTTTGTGTTTAATGGTTCAACCTTAAACTTTACGGGTGGCAGTTCTTCTAACGCAACTAACTCATCTTACGGTGTTGGTGCTGGTAATAGTAATTTTGGAACTAGAAATACATCTATAGGAAATAGTGCAAATGGTAACTCAACAGGTAGTGGACTGACCAGTATTGGTAAATCTTCAGGACAGCAAGCAATATCTGACGAATCTGCATTTATTGGAGAGGAAGCAGGGTATGCATCAAATGGCGATAGAAATGTTTTTGCTGGATATCGTTCTGGGAGAGGAAGTACTAGTTCATTTTGTGTTGGAATAGGGGATTACACACTATACAATGGAAATGGAATCAGGAATGTAGCATTGGGTACAAATTCTCAAAATTCTAGCGTCGGGACCACCAATGACAATACCAGCGTTGGTGTAAATTCATTATTATCTAATAATTCAAATTACTCTACTGCTGTAGGTTTAGACGCTGGTAGAGGTAATTCGGGTGACTATGTATTGGCACTTGGTTACAATGCTGGAAACTCTAATACGCAAGCCAATCGTTTTATTATAGGTCAACAGAATTTACCACAATTTGCAGGAGCAGCAGCAGCAGCAGACCCAACTACAGGGCTACCTGCGGCTTCTGCAAACGGAGTTTACCTATATTGGGATACAACGGATAACACAATTAAAGCGAGACCATAATGTCAAAGTTAAAAAACAGAAAAGGAAATAAAATATGTGCAAAGGGTATTGCTTGGGCAAAGAAGACCTTTGATAGATACCCATCAGCCTATGCAAATATGGCTGCAAGCAAATATTGTAAGGACCCTAATTACGGTAAAAATAAATAATTATGAAGTATAAAAAAGGAAAGCCGTGCACGGCAAAGGTAAAAATGAAGACAGCACCAAAGGCTAAGACTAAAAAGAAGTATTAGTGGGTGAGTTAAAAAAATGGCGTGAAGAGAGGTGGGTACGTATTGGGACTGACGGTTCAATAATGGGCGAGTGTGGAACAAGTAAAAACACAAAGAATCCCGATAGGTGTCTACCTCTCAAGAAAGCCAAAAGTATGTCACGCTCTCAGAGGGCAGCCACTGCTCGCAAGAAAAAATCTGAGGGAAGGAAGAAGCAGTTTGTGTCAAACACAAGGAGTGCTAGGGTAACAAAAAAATACACGAAACGATAATGGCTACAAAGAGTAAGATGAAGTGCAATAAGCCCACGAAGTCAGATAGGGCTGGCAAAAAGAAAATGGTAAAGGCTTGTGTTGGTGATACCGAAAAGCTAATTCACTTTGGTGCAAAGGGTTATGGACACAATTACTCATCAGCAGCTAGAAAATCATTTAGGGCACGACACAAATGTGATACAGCAAAGGATAGACTAACTGCTAGATATTGGGCGTGCAAACATTTGTGGGCTGGCAAGGGTGGTTCAACTGCATCTAGCCCTAAATCAAGAAAGGGTAAATATTAGTATCTTTGTGACAAATGAACTTAAAAGATAAATCAAAAGGATTTGGAGATACGGTAGCCAAGGTTACCAAATTAACGGGCATAAAGTCTGTGGTAGACACTGTTTCAGCTAAGACTGGTAAGGATTGTGGGTGCCAAAAAAGACGAGATGCTTTAAATAGATTAATACCATACAAATAAAAACATGGCATATCAAAAATTACAAGGGAGAAGAGCAATCAATGTTTACCCACAAGATGGGGTGATTGTCCCATCTCCATCTGACAAAATTGTTAGTGGCTCAAACACATCTGTGGTTGCGAATGAATTGGTTGATAGTGGTGCTGACTTTGCATCTAAAAATATAAAAGCTGGATTTACAGTTTACAACACAACAACTGGGAAAACTGCAAGTGTTACATCCGTTTCTGATACATCCCTAACACTTAGCTCAGATATATTCTTATCCTCACCACATAATTACGTGGTGTACGGAACGGGCAATAGTGAGGGACCTGTTTTATATGTAGGGTTTGGCGGCTCGCTATCTGTTATTACGGTTGGCGGAGATACAATAACATTGCAGAATGTTGGTGATTCATCATTCATTCCAATTATGGTGAGTGAGGTTCTAGCGGCAACAACGTGTGCAAACATAATTGCTCTGTGGTAATTACTAAATGTTCATATGAGATTTTAAATGGTGGTGGGTTTGTACCAAATAAACCACCAAAAAACCATGTACAGGATTCAAAACCAAATTTAATCATACAAAAAATATACTAATGTATACGGTCACATCTACATATAACTTTATTGCAAACTATATAATAATAGATGGTGATGGGTCAGATATTAGATAAAACAACGTCCTTAAAATTTTCAATAAAAGATTTCATTGGTGTGGCATTTGTTATATTCAGTGTTTCAAGTGTTTACTTCACACTAAAGGCAGACATAGCCGAAGCCAAAGAACTACCCAAGCCAGTTCTTTCGGAGCAGGAATACAAGTACAAGGATGAGGTTGTCCGAAAAACAATACTGTTAACTCAAAAGGATGTTGATGGGATAAAGGAGGACATAAAAGAAATAAAGGAAACCCTCAGTGTTCTTGAGCAAAGACTGTATGATAGATAATGAAAACTCTAATGATAACTCTGATACTATTTTTGCTTGTTTTTTTTAACGGGTCGAATAGTAGACAGAGAAAAATATATAGGGTAACGGTTATTCAGATTAATGCTCCTTGGAATGAAAAAAATAGTTTAAACATTGATGGGTTATTAAATTGCAATGTCGCATATATAGAATGTAATTGCGACAAGACACATGACCACATGGTGCCCATAATAGTGGTGAAGCGAGGGAGAGATGTATTGATGTCTTGGGAGGGTAACATAATGTTTCAGCCAACAACAAATATTAATGAAATTCAAAAATACATAGATGGACATAAATGACGTTGATAAGATAATAATACATTGCTCTGCAACCAGAGAGAATGATAATTCTATTGATTTTTACACGATAGACAAATGGCACAAGGCTCGTGGATGGAAGGGCTGCGGGTATCATTTTGTTGTACTTATTGATGGAACAATACAAATAGGTAGAGAACTTAATGAGAGTGGTGCCCATACGGTTGGGTTTAATAAAAACTCTTGGGGCATATGCTATGTGGGTGGACTTGAGCGTGATGGCGAAACACCAAAGGATACACGGACCATCGAGCAAAAGGAGTCGCTAAAGTATTTAATTGGCTTCTTGAAGAGATTAAAGAAGGACATAACCGTTCACGGTCATAGGGACTTTTCTCCAAAGGCTTGCCCTAGTTTTGATGCTACCTCAGAATATATTAACTTATGAAAGATGTTTTAGGTCGTATATTTGGTGGTAATGCCACCAAGGTTGGCGGAGAGATTGCCGACCTTGTTGACCGCTTTGTTCATACAAAAGAGGAGAAGGCTCAGTTTGAAAAAGAGATGAATGAGATTTTCTTGAATGCTGAGGCTGATATGCAGCGTAATGTTACAGAGCGTTGGCGGGCTGATATGGGCTCAGATACGTGGCTTGCTAAGAATGTAAGACCACTGGTTCTGTTGTTCTTGGTTGTTTCAACGGTGGTTATGGTGTTTATTGATGCGGGGGCTATTGATTTTGATGTAAAAGAGAATTGGGTTGACCTGCTTCAAATTGTTTTAATAACCGTTATATCCGCATATTTTGGTGGGCGTTCCTTGGAAAAGGTTAGGAATGTAAATAAGTAGTAAATTTGCATAAATTAAATAAAAATGAAATTAACAAAAGAAGAACTTAGTTCGCTTCAGGAATTGAACTCAGAGTATGCCAAGAAGAAGATTCAGCTTGGTGAGATTGAGATTCAAAAGTATTCCATGATGACTGATATTAGTTTGTTGAGGGCTAAGTTTTCACAAGAGGAAGAAAAGTTAATTAAGAAGTATGGAGAAGATTCTGTAATTAACTTGCAAACAGGAGAGGTACAAAATAAAAAATAAAAACAGATGGCTAAAATCTCAACATACCCAAGTGATAGTAATCTAAATGCGGATGATTTATTGATAGGCACGGACTCGGAAGATTCTAATGCTACAAAAAATTATTCAATAGGTTCTATTGAGGCATATGTAAAATCAAACCTAAACCTAGGTGTTACACAGGTAATGACTGCTAGTGAGTTCTCAAATCAAACTCCATCTGGGTTGAACACTCCACTACAGGTTGAGTTTGGGATTGAGCAGGGCAGTGGTTCTGACCCCGTACAGTTGTCATCAGCTGGGGCTATCACATTTAATCAGGCTGGATTGTATCTCTTTAATGGATACGGCAACTTTGAGCGTCAAGGTTCGTCTGGTGGAGTTTGTATTATAGCATTTAGGTCACTTATAAATGGTGCTCAGGTGGGTCAATCAAAAATGGTTGAAATCGATAAGGTTGGAGTTGCTATCCCCTATGAGGTTACTGTGCCGTTAAATGTTTCTGTTGGAGATGTTTTGACTTGGGAGATACTTAGAGATAGCAGCGGGATAGATGCTGGAGGTCTTTATACACACAACCTGTCATCAAGTTGGAGCGATGTCCCATCATCTTCTTTTACTATTTGGAAGGTAGGAATTTAATATGGTTATACGAAAGATTTCAATAGGACCAGACTATAAATCAGGAGCTATGCACTACATAGTCGGTCAAGCTGTATTGGGTGATAGTCACATAATACACCTCATACAGTACGACAAAACGAATGGCTCTATAAAAATATGGATTGAGGATGAGTCGGAATCTATCGTATGCTGGAAAGAATTCACATCAATGATGCCCATATCTATTGAGTACAATATAGATTTCTAATGCGTTCTTTATATCAGTTTATCGTAAAGCCAGTTAATGGGACACGATACAATAACACCAAAGATATCGGTGGTATTGATTTGATTGTAAATACATCCGAGGAGGACTTTAAGTTCTCAAATAGAGAAGCCGAGGTTATTGAAACACCAATCGGGTATGATGGTCCAATATCCAAGGGGGATATACTATTGGTTCATCACAATGTATTTAAGTTCTATAACGACATGAAGGGTCGTAGACAGAGTGGTAAGAGCTTTTTAAAGGACGATGTATTCTTGATTGACCCCGAACAATTTTTTGCATATAAGAAGAATGGTGTTTGGAATGGGTACGACAGGTATTGTTTTGTTAAACCAGTACCTGTTGAGGAGAGCTACATATACAAGCCCTTTTCAAATGAGCCATTGATGGGGGAGATGGTTATAATTAATGACAATCTAAAGTCGAGTGGCGTTTCTGTCGGAGATAAGGTTTCCTACAAACCATTTCAGGAGTATGAATTTATAATTGATGGTGAAAAAATGTACAGGATGTACGACCATTCTATAACAATGGTCTTATAATCTTAACACTATGGCATCTTCTGTTTTATTATATTTGTATAAATACGTACAGATATGAAAAAATTATTATTTTTGATGCTTTTTCTTTTTGCAACTTCTAGTATTTGCAAGAGTCAAAATTTTTGGGCTGCTGAATTTTCAGCCAATGTATCATATTATAATTCACTTTCATTTAGTTTAGAAAAAAACTTTACTGTTGGTAGATTTACATTTGGACCACGAGCCGAATATGTTAGACCACTAAAGAGTTTATCTTACGATGTGGGAGATACATCATACATTATGGAGTCTCAGTTTAGATTGAGACTTGTTCAGGTTGAATTTTTATTAAACGATAGAATAGCTGTTGGGGCATCGCCATTTTGGTTGTTGGGTCCAATACCTAGAAACGGCTATTATAAAACTCCATCAACAATTTATGCTGAGATTAAATTAAAGGATGGATTATTTTTGGAAACATCATTTACGACATCGGAGAAGGAGCTTGTTCAGATGTCATTTAGGAAAAGATTATGATTGATTTTGAGGAGGAATATATTCCTCTTAGGAAAAATAAAAGGATTAGGGTTGAGCACAAAAGAAACAAAGTTAAAGATTATAAAAGCAGCGGAGAAGGCGGTGGAGCAACTAATAAAGGTGGCAGAAGAAAAGATAATAACGGGAGACCCCGAAGATGAACTGGCTGCTGATAGATTAAAGAATGCTGCGGCTACAAAGAAGTTGGCTATATTTGATGCGTTTGAGATATTGAAACGTATTGATGAGGAGCGAGACGCAATCAATTCTGTAAATAACGAAAGCAAGGTAAACACAAATCAAGGTTTTGCAGAACGAAGGTCAAGGTAATGTTTTGTATCGGGAGCTATTAGAGCACATACCCGCCAAAAAAATATTATCAAAAAATAAATCTAAGTCGTGGGATTATGGGTATAACCAAGAGTATGACGTTGTGGTTATATCAAGGACTGGTGAGATTGAATACGTTGTTGAGATTGACGGATTAAAAATAGCAATACCAAAGGCTCCAGAGAATGTTTACGCAAGGAGTAATGTTAATGACTTGCAATACTGGGAGCGTCATGAATACCCAAAGCAACTTGAAAAAATACAATCCATATTCCAATGGAATGAGATGCCATCCGATTTTAAATCTAGATGGGTTGATTACATAGAGGGTGAGTTTGATAAGCGGGAGTACGGCTTTTGGTTTATGAACAATGGCAAGAAGACGTACATGACTGGCTCACACTATATGTATCTCCAGTGGTCTAGTATAGATGTTGGGTATCCAGATTTTCGTGAGGCGAATAGATTATTCTTTATATTTTGGGAGGCGTGTAGGGCTGACAAAAGAAGTTTTGGAATGGACTATCTAAAGATTAGACGCTCTGGATTCTCCTTCATGTCATCCTCTGAATGTGTAAACATTGGAACTCTTGCAAAAAATGCACGGGTTGGTATTTTGTCCAAGACTGGTGCGGATGCTAAAAAAATGTTTACCGATAAGGTTGTGCCAATCAATAGTAGATTGCCATTCTTTTTCAAACCGATTATGGATGGTATGGACAAACCAAAGACGGAGTTGGCATATCGTGTACCCGCAGCAAAAATCACAAAGAAGAATATGTATAGCTCTGATGATGAGCTTATTGAGGGTCTTGATACAACGATAGATTGGAAGAACACGGACGACAACTCATATGATGGTGAGAAGCTGTTGTTCTTGGCTCATGACGAGTCTGGTAAATGGGTTAAGCCAAACAATATTCTAAACAATTGGCGTGTTACAAAAACCTGTCTTCGCTTGGGTAGCAAGATTATAGGCAAGTGCATGATGGGCTCAACATCAAACTCACTTGACAAGGGTGGTGATAATTTTAAAAAGTTATACTACGACTCTGACATTAATAATAGGAGTGGCAACGGTCAAACAAGGAGTGGGTTATATAGTCTGTTTATACCAATGGAGTGGAACCTAGAAGGTTTTATAGATAGGTTTGGTATGCCAGTAATGAGAACACCAAAGACTCCTGTTATTGGTGTTGATGGTGAGATGATAACAAAGGGGGCTATTGATTATTGGGAGGATGAGGTTGAATCATTGAAGGGTGACCCCGATGCATTGAATGAATTCTATAGACAGTTTCCAAGAACAGAGGCTCATGCATTTAGAGACGAAAGCAAAAACTCCATATTTAATCTAACCAAAATATATCAACAGATAGACTTTAATGATGCGATGATTGATGGTCGAACGGTTACCCGTGGGTCATTCAGTTGGAAGAATGGTATGAAGGATACCGAGGTTGTTTTTAATCCAGACAATCGTGGTAGATTCATGATATCTTGGGTGCCCAACAAGTCTCTTCAGAATAGAGTTATAGTTAAGAACTCTATAAAGTATCCAGCCAATGAGCACATAGGAGCGTTTGGTTGTGACTCATATGACATCAGTGGAACTGTTGGAGGGGGAGGCTCTAATGGTGCGTTGCATGGATTAACAAAGTTTAACATGGAGGATGCCCCAAGCAATGAGTTCTTTTTGGAATACATTGCAAGACCCCAAACGGCTGAGATTTTCTTTGAGGACGTTTTAATGGCGTGCGTGTTTTATGGTATGCCAATACTTATAGAGAACAATAAGCCAAGATTGCTTTACCATTTTAAAAATAGGGGGTATAGAGGGTTCTCAATGAATAGACCAGACAAGTTATTTACAAAGCTATCAAAGACAGAGAGGGAGCTTGGAGGTATTCCCAACTCGAGTGAAGATGTTAAGCAGGCTCATGCAGCCGCAATAGAGTCCTATATAGAAAATCATGTTGGCATGAAGGGGGATGATGGAGACATGAACTCGATGCCATTCAACAGAACTCTTTCAGATTGGGCTAGGTTTGATATATCAAATAGAACAAAGCATGATGCATCAATTAGTTCTGGTTTGGCTATAATGGCTTGCCAGAGACACCTGTATCAACCCCAAAAGAAAGAATCATCAATAAGTATTAACTTTGCAAGGTATAGAAATTCGGGGAATATAAGCGAAATAATTAGATGAAGGATGTAAATATAAATATTACATCTGCGGGATTTCCAAGTCAGTTTGTTTCTGATGCAGAAAAAGCCACAGAGGAGTACGGTCTCCAAATAGGTCAAGCCATACAGTACGAGTGGTTTAAAAAGGATGGTAATAATTCTAGATACTATGACCAATGGAGAAATTTTCACAAGCTAAGATTATATGCTCGTGGTGAACAGTCGGTTAAAAAGTATAAGGATGAATTAGCTATTGATGGTGACTTATCCTACTTGAACCTTGACTGGACCCCCGTTCCAATTATACCAAAGTTTGTTGACATTGTAGTAAATGGGATGTCTGACAGACTGTTTAAGATAAAAGCCTATGCACAGGATGCAATGTCTCAGTCAAATCGTTCTAAGTATCAGGACATATTGCACGGTCAAATGCTCGCAAAGGATGCACTGGAGATAATTAAAAGTGAGTCTGGCTTTGACCCATTTGTAATGAATCCCGATGAAATGCCAGCGGATGACGATGAGCTTGCACTACATATGCAAATCAAGTACAAGCCAGCAATTGAGATAGCAGAAGAGGAGGCTATCAATACAATACTGGAAGAGAATAAGTACCTTGATTTAAGAAAGCAATTTGATTACGACCTAACAACCATTGGTATTGCTGTTGCAAAGCATGAGTTTTTGAAGGGTTCTGGCGTTAAGGTTTCATATGTTGACCCAGCTAACATTGTTTACAGCTACACCGAAGACCCACACTTCAAGGATTGTTTTTATTGGGGTGAGATAAAAACACTTCCGATTACGGAGTGTAAAAAAATAGACCCAACCCTAACAAATGAGGACCTAGAGAAGATATCAAAGTACAGCCAGTCTTGGTATGATTATTATAATGTTGCTCAGTTTTATGAGAACGACATCTTCTATAGAGATACGGTAACGCTTATGTACTTCAACTATAAGACCACAAAGAAGATGGTCTACAAGAAGAAGTTACTTGAGACTGGAGGGTCTAAGGTTATTGAAAAGGACGACCAGTTTAATCCTCCTGCGGAAATGATGGAGGAAGCTAGGTTTGAAAAGATTGAGAAGACTATTGATGTGTGGTACGAGGGGGTGATGGTGATGGGCACAAATATTCTTTTGAAGTGGGAGCTTTCTAAGAATATGGTTAGACCAAAGTCAGCATCTCAGCACGCACTACCAAACTATGTTGCTGTTGCTCCACGTATGTACAAGGGGAACATTGAATCTTTGGTAAAGCGAATGATACCGTTTGCCGATTTGATTCAAGTGACACACCTTAAGCTACAGCAGGTTATATCACGAACAGTACCAGATGGCGTATTCATTGATGCCGATGGACTTAATGAGGTTGACTTGGGTACAGGTGCTGCATATAACCCAGAGGATGCATTGAGGCTTTACTTCCAAACTGGTTCTGTTATAGGTAGGTCGTACACTCAGGATGGAGAGTTCAATAATGCACGGGTGCCAATTCAAGAGTTGAATACAAACTCTGGCGCATCAAAAACGCAGATGCTTATATACAACTATAATCATTATTTGAACATGATTAGAACCGTAACTGGACTAAATGAGGCTAGGGATGGTAGCACACCTGACCCGAACTCATTGGTTGGTTTGCAGAAGTTGGCAGCATTGAATTCAAACACCGCAACAAGACATATCCTAGATAGTAGTCTATATATATTCAGAGGTTTATCTGAGGCATTAACGTATCGTATTGCAGATATACTTGAGTATTCTGACTTTAAGGATGACTTTGTAAATAAGATTGGTCGATACAATGTATCCATACTGAATGACATATCAGACTTGTACCTCTATGACTTCGGTGTATTCTTAGAGGTTGCTCCAGATGAGGAGGATAGAGCCAAGCTCGAACAGAATATTCAGATGGCACTCTCTAGGGGTGACATTTATCTTGAGGATGCTATTGACATTAGGGAGTTGAAAAACATTAAGTTGGCTAATCAACTCTTAAAACTAAAGCGTAAGAAGAAGCAAGAGAAGGAGCAGCAGATTGAAATGCAAAAGCAGGCGATGGTTGCACAACAAAATATGCAATCACAGCAGATGGCTGCACAAACTGCAATGCAAAAAATACAAGCAGAGACGCAATCTAAGATGCAGATTAAACAAGCAGAGATTGCATTCGAGATGGAAAAGATGAAGGGAGAGGCTATGTTAAAATCTCAGCTAATGGCGGAAGAGTTCAAATACAATTTGGAGTTGAAGGGCTTGGCTGAAGATGCTTTACAGAAGCGTGAGGATAAAAGAGAAGACGCTAAGAAGTCACGGATAAGCCAACAGAATACACAGCAATCTAAGTTAATAAATCAAAGAAAAAATAACCTTCCGTCAATAAACTTTGAATCAAATGAGGATAGTTTGGATGGGTTTGACTTAAGCGAATTTTCACCAAGATAAAAAATATGAGACAATCAGATAAACTTGTAATCAAGAAAACGAAACCGATGTGCGATGAAGGTATGGATGCATACGATTCGTTTATAAAAAAAGGAAACACACCTCAACAAGCAAATAAACTTGCGAGTAAATTGTGTGAGGAGTTGGGCGATAAAGCCACGTATTCTAAATAAAATGAACAAAAATTTAGTATTATTTTTGTAAAAATATAATTAAATGGAAATTAAGGTAAGAGAACTTGGTGGTGTTGAGGAGAAATCAACACAACAGGTTGAGGAGGAATTACTCCAAAAACACGAAGAAGAGTTGAACTCTTCACAAGAGGTTTCAGATGTGGAAGCATCTGAGGAAGATGCTAAAGAAAATATAGAAGAAACTCAGACCTCAGAGTTGAGTGAGGATGACGTTCTTTCATATATTAAAAACAGATACAACAAAGAGCTTAACTCTGTTGAGCAACTTTTTGATGAACGAGAATCGTCTGAAGAGTTGCCCGAAGATGTTAAAGCATACTTTGAGTATAAAAAGAAAACTGGTAGAGGAATGGATGACTACATTAAGTTATCCAAGGATTTCTCTTCCATGGATGAAGACCAGCTTTTGTCTGAATACTTCATTGCATCTGGTGATGCATTGGATGATGATGACGTTGATGTCCTTATGGATGAATATTCTTATGATGAGGAGTATGATGACGAAAAGGAAATCAAGAAAAAGAAGTTGGTAAAGAAAAAGAAAATTGCAGAAGCTAAGAAATACTTTGAGGAGCAAAAAGAAATGTACCGCCAACCCCTTGAGTCAAGCACGGTTGGAATTTCTGAGGAGCAACAAAAAGAAATCGAGGCATATAAGCAATATTTAGCCGAAGCTAAAACAACCCAAGAGGAAGTTAATCGTAAGCGGGAATGGTTCCTTGAAAAGAGCAATGAGGTATTCAACGATTTCAAAGGTTTTGATTTCAAGATTGGAGACTCTACCCTTACATTTAATCCGACTGGAGATGTTAGCAAACTTAAGGAGGAGCAAACAAACTCAATGAGTTTTGTTGCAAAGTACCTCGACCCACAGACGGGATTGATTAAGGATGCCAACGGATACCATAGGGCTTTAGCTGTAGCTATGAACCCAGAAAAGTTTGCCAAGTTCTTTTATGAGCAGGGCAAGGCTGAGGCAACTGAGGATGTTACTCGTAAGATGAAAAATATTGATATGTCTGAGAGAAGAGCACCCGAAGTTACCAAAAGCAAAGATGGGCTTAGTATTCGAGCACTCAGTCAATCTGAGGGTCGAGGACTAAAAATTAAAAGTAAAAACAGGTAAAACATTTAAAACAAAAAAATTATGGCAGGTTCATTTATAGGAGCAGGTTACGCCCTTCAGCCAAGTGCACAACAGGTGCCAACAGCAAGTAACTATATTACAGATTTCAACTTTTTGAATCAGTATCTTCCAGATACGTATGAGAAAGAATTTGAGCGTTACGGAAACCGAACAATTTCTAGTTTCATTCGTATGGTTGGTGCAGAAATGCCTTCAAACTCTGACCTTATCAAATGGGCAGAGCAAGGGCGTTTGCATATTAAGTACACACAGGTTGGTACCACAGCAAGCGCAGGAGACAGTGCTGCTACATTACAAGTAAATGATACGGGTAGCCCTACATTTTCTTCAGATAATGGTATTGCAATTCGTGAAGGTCAAACAGTAGTTATTAGTCAAAATGACGGTTCGGGAGAAAACAAAGGTATCGTTACATCGATTGATTTATCTACTTCTCCAATTACATTTAGTGTTGCTTTCTACGAAGCAGGTGGTCTTGTTGCCGCTGGTACAGGTCTTGGTAATTCAGATGTTACTGTATTTATTTACGGTTCTGAATTTAAAAAAGGAACAGAAGGGATGAATGGTTCTTTAGAAGCTGATGACGAAATCTTTGAAAACAGTCCTATTATCCTTAAGGATAAATATGCAGTATCTGGGTCTGACATGGCTCAAATCGGATGGGTTGAAGTGACTACAGAAAATGGTGCTACAGGTTACTTGTGGTACATGAAATCTGAACACGAAACAAGATTACGTTTTGACGATTATCTTGAGACTTCAATGATTGAAGCAGTTCCTGCAGTAGCACCTACAACTCCTGTTGTTGGTCAGAGCAATGCTCAGCAATTAGGATACAAAGGTTCTGAGGGTGTATTCTATACAGTATCAGACCGAGGTAACGTTTGGTCTGGTAGTGCTCCATATACATTGACTGATTTTGATACAATCATTGGTCGACTTGACTCTCAGGGAGCTATCGAGGAGAATGTAATTTTCTTAGACCGTGCGTTTGGATTTGCTATTGACGATATGTTGGCAGAGCAAAACTCTTACGGTACTAATGGAACAAGCTACGGATTGTTCGACAACGATGAGAATATGGCGTTAAACCTAGGCTTCTCTGGTTTCCGTAGAGGATACGATTTCTACAAGACTGATTGGAAATACCTAAACGACCCAACCATGCGTGGTCAAATGGCTACTGGAACTGGGTCTGGTCAAGTTAATGGTTTGTTAGTTCCTGCTGGTTCTACAACCGTATACGACCAAATCATGGGTAAGAACGCAAAGCGACCATTCCTACACGTGCGTTACCGTGCTTCACAAACTGAAGACAGACGATACAAAACGTGGATTACTGGTTCTGCTGGAGGTGCTGCTACATCGGATTTAGATGCGATGGAGGTTAACTTCTTGTCTGAGCGTTGCGTTTGTACATTGGGTGCAAACAACTTCGTATTGTTCGAAGATTAATAAACATTCTAGGGGAGTGTCTTCAAAGACACTCCTCTTTTTTTTAAAACTTTAAATTAAATATAAAATGAAATTAGAATTAAAAGACAGAGTTTATAAACTCACAAGAGGCAAATCACCATTGTCTTGCATCATTCCTTCTCGTAGTAGCAAAAGAAGCCCTCTGCTATATTTTGACGAGGAGAAAGGAGTCAACAGAGCGTTGAGATATGCAAGAAATCAAAACAGTCCATTTGAAGATGAGCAAGATGGTTCAGCCATTATTGAACCAATTATTTTTGAAGATGGTATGCTTACTGTTCCAAAAAACAATCCAGCATTACAGCAGTTTTTACATTATCATCCATATAATGGTAAGAAGTTTGTTGAGGTTGATTATGGTAAAGACGCACAAGAAGAAGTTGACCAATTAAATATTGAGATTGATGCATTGGCTGCGGCTAAAGAAATGAGCGTAGAAGAGCTTGAAATTGTGGGTCGTGTTGTTCTATCGAAAGATATTTCAATAATGAGCACATCTGAATTGAGAAGAGACATTATGGTGTTTGCTAGAGTAAACCCAGAAATGTTTATGAATGCAATCAATGACCCAGAAGCTAAAATGAAATCAACAGTTAAGATGTTCTTTGAATCTAAATTGTTATCTTTGAGGAATAATGGAAGGGATGTATATTTCAACTTGGATGGAAACAAGAAGAGAATGTGCATCATCCCATTTGGTGCAAACCACATTGAATTTTTAGCTGAGTGGTTTGAGTCGGACGAAGGTCTAGACATATTTGAATTTTTAGAAAAGAATCTATAGTTTCATTCTGAATATTGTTTTTCATAATTGAGGGGTTTACGCCCCTCTTTTTTTTTGGCTATCTTTGTGACAAAGTGTAACAGATGATAAATTCCGTTAGAAATACAGTGTTGTCCATACTAAACAAAAACAACTATGGATATATTTCTCCATCTGATTTTAACTTGTTTGCAAAGCAGGCTCAGTTGGATATATTCGAGGATTATTTTTATCAGTACAACTACAACATAAACAAGGAAAATGCTCGTGCATCTGGAACGGGGTATGCTAATATCACTAAGGGCTATGAGGAGTCTATAAATATTTTTTCAGAATCTAACTTTTTGGTTCATAGTTCGATAAATAAATTTTTTACTCCAAGTCCTAGCACAACAAACGATAACTATTACCTGCTAAATAGGGTTGATATATACACCAATTTACGGGCGAATGGTTTTACCAATGGAACTGGTACGAATGAATTGATTGACACACTTACTGATTTTATTGCATCGGGGGTAAAGGCGGGAGATATTGTATTAAACTTAACAGACAATACAAGTTCTGAGGTGGTTTCAGTAGCTACCAATGTTTTAACAATAGATGATGACATATTTGTTTTGGGAGATGAGTTTTCTGTTTATAGTGGTTCAGATATATCTGAGGCTGAGAGAGTTAGCCAATCTAAGATATCCTTGTTGAACTCTTCATTATTGACAGCACCATCAAATACGTTTCCAGTATACACACAGGAGGAACCATATTTATATATGTTCCCTAAAACAATAAACTCATACGGTGCTGTAAAGTGTCAGTACATAAGATATCCCAAAGACCCCAAGTGGACGTATGTTGCATTGTCTGGCGGAGAGCCGTCATTTAATGCATCATCTCCTGATTATCAAGACTTTGAGATTCCTATTTCGGATGAACCGACTTTGGTGTTGAAGATACTCCAATACGCAGGTATGTCTATAAGAGAGGTTGCTGCAACTCAGTTTGGTCAGAGTCTAGAAAATTTAGAAACTCAAAAAGAAAGATAATAAAATATGGCTTATTTGTCTGAATATCAATACTATGAGAATGATGGGAACTCTCCATCTAACGCCAATTGGGGGTCCTACCAATATGTATCGTTAAAGGATATCGTTAACAACTTTATGTTGATGTATGCTGGTAATCATAGTCTAGTAAATAACGAGGAGAGGTTTAAGGTTTTATTCCATGCAAAGCGTGGTATACAAGAACTTAATTACGATGCATTCAAAGAGATTAAGATACTTGAACTAAATGTATCAAACACATTAAAGTATGTGCTTCCAAGTGATTACGTAAATTGGGTTAGGATATCTCTGTATCAGAACGGTGTTCTCAGACCGATGAGTGAAAATATTCAAACCAACTGGAGTGATGCGTATCTGCAAGATAATGATGCCAATATATTGTTTGATATCAATGGCAATATATTAAAACCTGAGTTCTCGAATATAGATTATGAGAGAATTAAGGGAACAAAAAAGTCGATATACTTGAATCCAAATAACCCACAGTTTGATGGGTTTGAGGGATACTACTACGACGGAGAGTGGTACTTTGATTTTCAGGTAGGGGCTAGGTTTGGTTTAAATACAGAGACCGCAAACTTCAACCCCACATTTAAGATTGACAAAAAAAGTGGAGTTATAAATTTTAGTTCTGACATGGCTGGCGAGCTTTGTATATTGGAATATGTTTCAGACGGAATGGAGGGAGGAGATGACACGCAGATTAGTGTTAACAAACTATTTGAGGAGTATATATATGCATACATCGAGTATTCAATATTGCACTCAAAACTAAATGTCCAAGAATACATAGTCAGAAGGGCACAAAAAAAGAAGTCATCGCTTCTTAGAAATGCTAAAATAAGAATGAGCAATATTCATCCATCAAGACTATTGATGAATATGAGAGGTCGTGATAAATGGCTAAAGTAATATGGCGAGCACAAAAAGAAATTTTGTATTAGGTAGAATGAATAAGAGCCTTGATGAAAGGCTTGTACCTAATGGTGAATATGTTGATGCACTCAATGTTAGACTTGGGTCTACCGAGGAAAGCGAGATTGGTTCTGTTGAAAACTCAAAGGGTGTAACAAAACTAACAACAATAACATATGAAGGAGCCACTCTATCTACGTCTGCTAGATGTATTGGGGCGTATGAGGATGGTGCTAGAGAAACCATTTATTGGTTTGTACACGACTCAGACTTTTCGTTGGGTACAACAGGTAAGCTCGATTTAATTATATCGCTAGACATCAACAAAAACATTATGACATATCATGTCATTAGTATTGATGATGGTGATAATGCGAATACGACACTAAACTTTAATCCATCTTATTTAATAACTGGTGTCAACATGGTTGATGACCTGTTGTTTTTTACGGATGATTATAATCCTCCAAGGTTTATAGATATAAATAAAAATTACGCAAAGCCAACATCGTTAACTCAAGATGGTATAACGTCTGAGGAGTTGCTGGTTATAAAGAAACCACCACTAGAAACGGTTGGTATTAATAGCGTATTGAATGCGTCTGAGGATACATTCTTGGAGGATAGATTCGTATGCTTTGCGTACAGATGGAGGTATAGTAATAATGAGTACTCTGCAATATCTCAATTTAGTGCTCCATCATTTACACCTAGTTTGTTTTCTTATAACTATTCTACGGGGTTGAATGATGGTATGTTGAACAAGACAAATTCTTGTCAGATTACTTACAACTCTGGAGGTGAACTTGTTGTTGGTATTGACCTATTGTGGAAGGATATGCAGACTGGAAACATTAGGGTCATTGATAAGCTAGACAAATCAGAATTGGGTCTTGTTGATAATACGGACTTTACGTATACGTTTGATAGCAGTAAGATATTTACGGTACTACCAGACAGTGAGATACTTAGGCTGTATGATAATGTTCCAAGACTAGCTAAAGCCCAAACAGTTATGGGTAATAGGTTAATGTATGGTAATTATCTTGAGCAGTATAACCTAATTGATATCAATGGATTCCCAACAAAGTTGGAATATACGGTTGACTTGATTAGCGAGGATATTGGTCTAGAGTCTTTATCTAGTTCCATATCAAATCAAACATATACGTGGGATGGTTCAAGTGAAACAGCACCGTCTGTTTTTAACATTGAGGGTTTAACCCCTGACAAATTAAAGCAGGGTGCAGTTATTGAGTTTACTGTATCGTATACTCATTATAGTTTTTACGAGACATTATCGACACCCACTCCTACCGAAGAAAATCCTGAGACAATAATTACATTTATCTATACATTACCTCAAGATTTCAACAGTGCCTACGATTTAGCCATCAGTGATGACTTTAAAGAAAAAATTGGTACAAGTCAGACAGTTGCAGATTGTTCGTTAAGTGTTGATTTAACAGATATATTTAACTGTTCGTTGTTGCAAAATCTTGATAGCTTAGAAAAATATGAGAGTGGAATAAACGGTCCAAATCAACCTATAGAAATAGTTGCAACTCCTTCTTCGGATGACATTGGTTTTGTTTTACCTGCGATGCGTTATGTTGACGACCCTTTATCAATAACTCAAAGTGTTTATGAATACTTTGAGGTTACACTCATCGATGCAACTTTTTCATTATCTGGGTCACCACGCAGTTTACATAGCGATAGGAGCTACGAGGTTGGTATTATATACATGGATGAATTTGGTAGGGCTACAACCTCTTTGGTGAGCCGAACAAACGCATTGAGTGTCCCTTGTTCTGCTTCTGCTCTAAAAAATTCCATAAGAGTTACCATACCAAAAACACAGATAGCACCATCGTGGGCTACAAAATATAAGTTTTGCATAAAGTCTGACAAGGAGAAATACTTTAATGTATATTCTCAATATTTTTTCAGTGACTTATCGTCTGGCTCTGAATACTTCTTATTAGAGGGACAAAATGCACGCAAGGTTGAAGAGGGAGATTTATTAAGAGTGAAGTTAGATACCAATGGTGTAGTTGACAGATGTGTAATGGCGGCTGTGTTAGAGAAGAAATCACAAGAGGCGGGTTTTTTAACCCCCGCACCAGTAGATTCAAATGGTAATGAGTTGTCTGTCCCAGCTGGGGTGTATGCTAAGATTAGAGCAAATAACTTTTCCGTTGAATTAAATAAAGATTCATTCTTTATATACTCAGATAGTGCTACAGGAACCAGGCGTACTTACACCACAACGGAAGCACCAATTGCTATTGTGCCTATTGACATAAAAGATGGTTCCGATTACGTGGATTATGACATACCAGCTGGCAGTAAGATTTCAATTAAAAT